TGCAAGCCCCGTCCAATGTTGCCATTGATGCTAACACGGCAACCCAAATAAGCACGGCGGTAAACCCTACCGCCACACAAGAAACCGCCCGCATCGTCGGCTCGTGGAATGTCCGCGAGTTTCCCGGCGAAAGTTCCACGCTTGTCGTTACCCTTACTAATGCGGATGTAAGGGTAATATCATGCAAGCCCTACGAGGGCGGGGAATGGTGCTTCGTCCACTTCGACGGCGGGCGGGGCTGGATAAATCGGCGGGGGATTGAATAATAAAAAGAGGCTACTTTGCGGTAGCCTCTTTTTTATTACTGATATTCAATCTCTAGGATTTTATACCTATCGCCTGATTCCAACTGCCCAATAAATACGCCCTTCGTTGGATTTGACGCATAAATCGTAAACTCACCATCATACATCACATAAAACGTGCTATTGACAACGCCGTCAATCCACCCGCTCCAAACGTAGGTGCTCCCATCATATCCCGACTCTAACACCGTGCCGAGAAATTCAGCGTCGGCAAAGAAATTAAGTCGCAGTTGCTTTCCTTCCAAGTCTTTAGGGTTGCCGGATGAATCGAGGAAGATATTACGCACCTCCATACAACGCTGACGGATAGCGGTCTGAGAGTTTACCTCACCGCTAGGCAGTGGAGTAGAACACGGCTGGGGCAAGTAGAACACTTTCAGCGGTTCTACCACCAAGAGAGCGAACAGTACAACGAGCATTTTTATTTTCATTGGGTTATCCTTTCGTTACTTGATTATATACGAAAAATGAAAATTATATGTAACACTAGCTGCCGAATCAGTGACCCATCTAAGCAAGGCTTGGTCATTTGTGGTATCTGCTACAACTAACCCCAATCCGGTAGCAGATGAGTTTCTTCCCATCGTCCCTGATAAATCCGAACTTGTCGTAAAAGCAGATGCCACTGGTAATGTAATTCTAACTTCAGTAAGTGTTGCGGTTGCGGTTGGGTCAATACCCGCCGTACCCCACACAGTAACCATGTTATGAACACGGTAATAATTCGCCGCCCAACTAGAACTAGTTCCAATGTTAGTAACGCCCGTTGCTGTAGGTGTGTAAGTACCCGACGAAATATAACCCGTAGCAGTTTGAATATTTGTTACTGATAGATATATAGTTGTTGCTGTTAAAACTATGGTATCTCGTGATAGTGGCGCGTTCATGGATATTTGAACAGTTCCGGCTTGAATATCTATATTGCTTTCGTCGCTCCCCGATGCCTCTGCCAAAATATCAAGATTTGTTTCAAGTCCTGTTACGGCTGGAGCCCTAAGTTGTACCGTATGACTAGAGCCTTCGGTAGTGTACCCTTGAAATATACCAACAACATTACTGCTTGCATCTACCAATTTATAAGAATTTGTATCATTTGTCGCCGTTGTTGTGATTACGGTAATTCCATCTTCGTCAAGCGTCACCGCCCCCGCCCCCGCGTAGGCTTTCCCGTCTGTTTGAGATAAGCCGAACTGTAACACGCCCGCATTGACCCCGCCGATGTTATAGGTTTCACCGTCAAATGTTGCTCCCTCGCCTGACATAAACGACCCCGTAAAATCTGTAGAAGTAACGTCCATCACTTCCACTTCGGGCGCGGGCGAGATTAGATTTCCCACGATTAAATCGCCGGTATTGCCGGATGTTTCTGAAAGAAAATCGCCAATAGAAGTGGGTTGTACTAGGTTGGCTTTTTCTGCCTCTGCGATTCTGTCCACTAAATTATCGGGGTTTGCCAGTCTTTTCAGCGGCTCCATTGCGTCCATTAGATGTCCTCCAAAACCAAACTAATTGTATTTTTTTCAGATGGTTTTATTCCCATGCCTAAGATTCTTGTTTGTCCAGTAAAACCGCCAAATCCAAACTTCTCTATTGACACCTGACAGGTATTCCCAATCCCAAGCCATTGAAACGTATCGCCTTCATTGATTGCAGATAGTTGGATTATTTTTTTAGGCGTTGAATTACGCGATAGAAAATCTATATTGTTACTCAATATCGTTGTCTTTTCTGTCACGCCTCTGTAGTGTATCGCGTCCTCACGAAGCCCGTACCTGTCTATGCTGTCCAAGTCACGCGAGATAAAAAACGGTTTGCTTTCCCAACTTGTGCCGTCGCCATGCCCTAGAATGGAGTTGATAATATAGATGTCATCCTTCATTTTGGGGGTTTCTATATTCCCGCCTCCGCTGCCTTGCGACAATATCAGCGGGGTATTTTCTCCAACTCTTTTTGTCCAGTCGGCATAGACCTGTAATTTTCCGTTTATCACAACCGGGCGGAAATAATATTCCTCATTGCTACGCTTTGACAATTCGCTTAGTGATACGTCCAACGTATTGGGCGTAAATGTTATCTGTCGTTTCTGCCCGCCTTCCCATATTTCACCCGCCCTTAGTACTGTTGGCTCCGCCTCGTTTATTTTATTTAGAAAAACTTTGAATATAGCCCCTGATGTTCCTGTTACTTTTTTCTCACCCGTCACCCCGCGCCTGTAGGAAAATAGCCTCTCCATACCGTAGGCATTAACTGTAACAGTATCATCCTCCCATTCTCTAGGCGTATCAATAAGCCCAATCCAGGGGGGGAGCGAGTCGTTTTCAACTAACAGATAATTCCCGAATTGCAAATTATCTTCATTAACAACATCTGTCTCTCGAATGGCATAATCAAACGAAGCTCTGCCCTCTTCGCCTAATGCCCAAGAGCGGGACACATTCGCCATAAATTCGGCTTTGGGTATCCCGTTGCGACTGAAAATTCTAACGCGGTCAATCGGTGTATTGTTCATTACAAGAAGCTCATCCGGTTACGCCATTTGATTGTGACTGATAACGACACGGTTCTGGACGTTGTGTACGTGATGGTATTCGCCCCCGGCGAAAGTGGTAGCCACTTATTACGCACCCCGTTTATCTCTACGATTCCATTTTGCTGTACCCCGTTTATGCTTGCCTTTGGGTAGTTAGGGTCTGTGTCAATGATAAGCGTTTTCCCTGTTTGCAATGGGTACGATACGTTTATTTCATTCTCCCCTACCGTGAAAACGCCGTCAATAATAAGGTTACTTTGTTCACCCCTGCGCGATAATGTGGGGGCGTTGGTCAATCCCACCGTTGGGGTTTTTGCGCCGAATGAAACCGTGTTATTGGCAACGGCTGTCACTGTTCCCGCCATAAGGTAACGTAAATAATACGTGCCGGATGGAATGGTTATATCACTGGATGCCTCTGTTCCCGTAACCCATGTTGCCCGATCCGTAGTGGCAACGGCTGTATATGACTTTACGTTTGTATAGGTTATCCCGTCCGGGCTGGTCTGCAAAACAATGAGCGACGGGGTGGATGCACCGTACTGATACCGCTCGTATGAATAGGTTAATGTGGATACTCCCTCAGGGAAGTAATTCCACCAATACATCACAGATGTTTCAGGTCGCCAGTTCCCCGCGCTTTGGTATGCGTTGATTTGCATACCCGCCGCCGCTGACGGGTCGGTATCTGTAGCATTTAGCCCCGTGTAAATGGTGCTGGTACTTAGTGATGGATTTGTGACCTTTTGCACCTGTTGTTTCCAAATGCCAGTCCTTAGTTTTGCATCGTCTGAAAAGTTGGAAAATAGCAGGCTGGTATTGAGCGAGCTTGTTAAATTCACAATAGGCTTTTTGGTATCGTCGGTTTCGGGGGCTGTTGCATCTGACGAACCATAAGACACGCATATATCATAGGGTATCCAGTTAACTGTAGCGTTCGCAGAATGCGCCGCCGCTGTAGTGTTCCTGACTGAGCGGGTAACACCAAGAGCGTACAGTTTATTCGCTGTTATGCGTTTTGATGTGTATGTAAACTCTTCGCTATCAATAACGAATTGTGATTGATTCGGCATTGATGCAAATATGTTTTTATACCCCGGCGTGAATACAAACTCCACCGAAGTAGACGAATCTGTGGAGGCTATCGCTGTCTTTAGTTTCAGCGTCTTAGATGCGGGTTGGTCTATATTTATCCAGCATTTCGTATCAGTCGTTCCCCACCCCAAACCACCGAACCACCTGTCAACCTCTGCCCCGTCCACAAACACCCGGAAATCCGAACCGTCTGTAGTGGCTTTATTCCCTGATACAAGCGCGGCAGTATCCAGTCCGATTCCGTTTGTATCGCCCAATAATTCCAAGTGCCTATTTGCCGCGCCTCTCGCGCTAGGGATATACTGGATGAAATTGTTATAGCTATAGCTTGCCGAGTTGGTAATCTCTAACGTCGGGTAGGATTCTACATTCCCGCTCACGGTAACGCTGGTACTGTCGCTTGATGCAGCAATCGCAAACACCTGTGAACTTTCAGTAACCGCTTTCCATATTGGGTCAGTAAATGACAATACAACCGTCGCCATGTTCCCATCATGCCCGCCCAATACGCTTTTAGGCGTGGCATAAACATAGTATTGAGTATTGTCAGTTGTGGACGTGTCCTGAATAATAAATTGACGGGGTGTTTCGTCCTCTGTATTAAATATCTGATTTACCGTTTCCAGTAAATCCATGAAGTCGTGCTTCATTAGCACTTCAAGCGTCATGGTAACTGGTAGAAGCTCCTTGCCAGAATATACCGGGCTTGCCGATGTTCTTTTTACATAGGAAATATTAGCGGCTACCTGCGCCTGTGCAAATGAGCGCGGGATACCCGTCTCAAAATCCGTAGACTGTAGACTGTACCCGTTGTATGTGTAAGGCGTGATTATCATTTATCTGTACTCCAACACGTCACCTGTAACCCCGTCTGATACATAGGTAACATTCCCGTAAAAATAATTTGTGGTAGCACTACCGCCAACACTACCGCCTCCGGGCGGACCATATCCGGGCGGGGGCGTACCACCGGGCGGGGTTGTCGGCGGGGGTACGGTAGGAAGTTCAGGCGCATCTACCCCAATGTTTATGATATACGACCCTGATACTAACGCTTCTAATTGTTCTTTCAGCGTATTGATAACATCCTGCGCGTTGGATGTGTCCAATGTATCAAAGGCTTGATTTACGCTGTCCATTGTGCGGGCTGTGTTTTCGTCAAACAATCCCAACGCCTGCCCCGCGTCAATAAGCAGCTTCCCTTCGACTTCACTAATTGACCCATCTGCCGCCGCCCTTGCTTGTGCAAAGGCAAACACGGTTTGAGCCGCCCAGCGTCTATGAGCTTCTTCATTTTCGGCTAGTTTCTTTTTGTTGTCGTCTATCTTTCCGTTTACCCCGTCAAGTTCTGCTTGTACATCTGCCGCCGCTTTGCTGTTTGCTCCATACGAACCAACCGCCTTCTCTAACTCTGCGGACAAAAGGGCTTGCTGTTCTAGTAACTCGGCTTCGGTTTCTTTCAGGTTTGAGCTAGTATCTTGGTATCGGTCTATTTCGTCTTGATAGTCCACGATAGAACCGATTAGTTCGTCATAGTTAGTTATCATTTCATCCATGACAGGGATACTCTCGGAGTATGTGGTGTTAAGTTCCTTCATGCTCTCGCCGTAATCACCAATCATAGCAGGTGCGTCTTGTATCTCTGCCTTAAATCCATAAATAGCTAATCTGTGGGCTTCGTATGGACTCATGCCCTGATTTTCAAGGCTGGTTTGTGCGTCGGCTACTTGGTTGATTGTCTCAAAAACATTATTCAATGCAGGGATTACGGCATTGCCTAAAAGGATTGTTACACCCTGCCAACTATCCTCTAATTGGTCAATGTTTAGACGATAATCTTCTGCGGCTTGAATATTCTTTTCTGTAAGAATGAGGTTTTCGTCAATATTTCCATTCATCTCTAAAAGAGCATCAGACCCAAGAGATAAAACTTTAGCCCACTCTGCCCCGCCCCTTCCTAGATTTTCAATCAGAAAAGCGTTTTTCTCTTGTGTTGTGTTTAGGGAGTTGTATTGGTCGGCTAACTGTGCAACAGTTTCAATCGTGGGGGCGTAGCCTTGCGCGGTCATTTTACGCATGGCAGTAGTGATGTCATCAGTAGTTATCTTGTAATCGTCCAAGACCTGAATCAATCTGGATGATTGCGCTGCCGATGCGCCCGACATAAGAGATACTTTTTCAACCTCTGCCGCGTATTCTATACTACTATTAATAGCCTCTTTCAATGCGTTTACTGCAAGCATCGTTATAGTTTCAGCAAAGCGAGCCGTAGCAGCAGCAGCGGCTTCCTCTGCCTTTGCTACATCCGCAGTAGTCACAGACATATCAGTTAAACCGCGCTGGTACAAATCAAAAACGGCTGTATTCTTTGAAAACATATCCGACATATCAGATACAGCCCCGCCTAATACGCCGAACTGACTCGTGATAGCACGAAGCACACCTGAGGCGGCATCTTGTGCTTCGATCTGGATTTGTACTCTAGCTGTCATTGGCTGATTTTCTCTTTTTGCGCCCGCTTTATTTTCGCCTCACGTATGGCTAATTGACGCACATACCATAAGGTTTTAGTTCCACCCATTAACTTATAAGGCGGTAGCCCCCACCCTTCCGCAATTTCAATATCAACAATCCAAGCCGGGGCTTTTTTATGCCCGTGAACAATAGCCCATTCTAAGCCCCGGCGTTCTGAGGGTTTACGATGTCCTTGACCGCCTCCGCAAATTCCTCGGCGAGTTTATCAAGTCTCTTAGGTGTGACAGACGACATGCGCCCAAAGGCTTTGGTTAATCCCTCGTATGAGGTAACATCCCCGTCACTGTCTACCTTGACTTCCACAATGTACTTTTCTTCTTCGTCCAGTACAAAGCGGGGCAGGACGCGGATTACCGTTTCTCTGTGCCCATTACTGATTAATAGGTACTCAGTAATATTGCAAGCCTCCGCAATCCTGCCCGGTGTAATCTTGAATTTGATAGCCATGAGCTACCTTTCTGCTACGGTAACGTAGCCACTTCGTTTACGATGATGAAACGCGCCTTATTAGCAGCTGTGGGTGAGTACGCGGCGCGGAACTGCCCGCGATAAATATTATCTCCGTCCTGTTCTTCTAAGCCCTCGGCTCCGAAGTTGCGCCACGTTCCCCAAAGGTCAATGATTAAGGTCTTTGCGCTGTAGGTGTCGGTGGTGGAAAGTGCCGAGCCTTCAAAGCGCAAACGAATCGCCCGCTCTGTTCGATTCTTGAAAGCAGCTTTTTCGGTTTCAGATGCGGAGTTATGTTCAAAGGCTACGTCAAGAGTGATCTCATCATGCGTGCGCTTGATATTGGAAAAGTCGGTGCGTCCATCTTTCGCAGGAATAGGAACCCAGCCGGTTTTAGCGTTCAGGGTTGACTCTAAAATCGTCTCTGATACCGCAGTAGTGCCAATCGTCCCGGTGCTATCGTCAATGTATAACGTCACCTTTGAAAAGAGAATAGTTTCAGCGGGGTTTTCCAAGTCGGTAGACCCTACGGATGTAAATGATGCGCTTGTGGATGATTCCCGCGCCTCACCTACCGCCGTAAACATCATGCCTTCGCCTTGTCTGCCCGTCAAAGAAAATGACTTGATAAAACAATAGCGGGCTATTTCAATTCCGGTATTGTCGCCATGTTCTACAATCAACGTGCCGAGGTCGGTTGTTTCAATCGAATCAGTTGATGCGGTCTGTACGTTCCATGTGCGTGTGATACTACTACCGGTATCAGTTGTAGCAGTGGCAAGATACCAGCTCGCATTCATAAAATAGGGGAGTTGTTCAAAAGTCGCGTCACCCTCAAACGGAATCTCTGACCCCGTTTTGGGGATGTAGCTGCGAGTCGTGCCGCCGTATCGTCCCACCTTTTCAGGAGGGAATACAACTTCACGAAGGTCTTTGATTTTCGCTGACCCTCTGAAATGGGTAGTCACTACATCGGTAGTGCTACCCGCTGACGCTTCCACCCCAATGAGTGTTTTTTCTAACGCGGTAATTCCTGTTGCCATTTGTATATCCCTCCATGCGCCGAAAGGCGTTTCTAACTATTTGGTTTAATCGGGGATGTTCCCGATGTGTCTGACTAATCTTTCCATCGTCCCCAATCGTAGACCTGATTTATCTAGCGCAATATCAAAGTCTCGTTCCTCGCCCATCGCTAGGTAATCATCTTTTGACGCGCTCGCCAGTACACCCGCCCGCCCTAAGACTTGGCAATGATGCGCTGTTAAGAACGCGGTATATCCGTTGTATGTTGCGAAGTAGTCGTAATCATTGGCGGTTGTTGATTTGTGTACCTCATAATCCCGCCCAATGGATTTACAAAATTCCCTCTCACTATCTTCTGTGAGTATTTTACCACTTTTCAAGATACCTTGCGCCTTCGCCCATGCTTTTGTATTTTCATTCCCCCACCGAAAGGAGGTTCTCACCACATACCCCGACACCGCCGCCACATTGGGGAAATTGTTCAGTATGTCGATTTGCGGCTGTAACCAGTTCGGGGAGTACGCCATATCGTCATCCGAACAATTCAGGATTGTATCAGCGGGTAACATGGCGGACATAGCCCGCCGCGCCTGATTCTTCCCTACGTTAATAGACTGGATGTAAATATCCGGCTTGACCTCATCACAAATCCATTCTCTGACTGTAGGATGTGAGTCATTGTCCCAAATCATAAACGAATGAGGCAAGCCCGCGCCCTCACGCATGGTTCTAACGCATTCCTTCACTATCTCAAACCTCTGGGCGTGGTATCCCTCAAAGTTCGGTAAGTGCAAGGTCATTGATAAGACTACTGGCTTCAATTTCTCCGCTTGCGCTGTCCTCAGTGGGTTTGTTCCCTGTCTCATGCAATCTCCAAAATTCTGTTACTAGGTAACGTGTACCGCCTTCATTCCCGTTGGCTGTATAAATCAAGTCCGCATAATCCCCAAGCATAGCCCGCTCATCCACGTATTCGGGGCGGTTGGCATTATCTAACACAATCCACCCGCCGGGCTTTGCCATGATAGGGGCGTAGAATAACCATCGCGCCCGATCTGTTACTGGCTCGCCGTCTATGAATATTAGGTCATAATATCCAGTAGGGGAAAAATCCGGCTCTGGTAACAGGGTTACATTATCCCCCGCCTTTTCTTGCACCGCTTCACGCCATGCCTTGACAGGTTCGTAACTTTCCACCGTCGCCACTCTCTCAGAGAGCCACAACGTAGACCCGCCCGCGCCAAACTCCAATACATCATACTCAGGCGAAAGGATACTCCCAAAAAACTTAGTTGCTTTAGGACTAAGCCAGGGGGTTGGTTCAATTGCGCCCGCTTCTCTAGGTTTCCACCATTGCATAGTTATACCCTCAATAATACTTCCTCGGACTTACTACCGCCCGCCGCTCGAATATGTTTATCAAGGTGCGTCATGTAGTTATAGTTTTCATCTGACGCGCCTTTGTAGAATGCTATCTCGTGACACGCTGCCATATACCTATCAAGGTACTGACGAAACGCGCCGAATATTTGCGCCCGCTTATTCCCCTTCTTTGATGCGCCCGCCGCCTGCTTTTGGATATTTGCCAAATTCAACCCGATAGCATTCATATTGATGAGCGCGGATTGTTGCCTGTCGGATGTCGTTTTCAGTGACGCTTCAAATTCTTGACGGGAGAATATAAACTCCCCCGCCTGTTCTTTCATCGCGTCGGCTTTTTCCTTGTACCGATTGTTTTCATGTAACCCGCCGTCAATCCCACCCAAGTGGGCGGCAAATGTCCGCGCCTGTTCGAGTGCTTTGTATAAGTTCTCTTCATTCACTTTACTACTGTCAGCTTCAAACGCTGCAACTGCATTAGCTAGGGATAAATGAGCAGACTTATATCTTCCGTCGGCTTCTACTTTTGCGGGGGTTAGAGTCTCAATTCGTTCTGTAAACTTTTCATATTTTATAGATACCTCGCCCTCGTACCCATAGACGGGGCATTCAAAGGTTGTATCTGCAAAATAAAACTCAATGCCTTTTCCCTTTGCGTACCCATACCAAAACGCCACGCCCTCACGCTGGAATTGGTACTCTGTATTTGTTTCCATCGCCACGCCGTAGACTTCAATCCTCTTATAGCCTTTGTGGATAGCTAGTGCAATCGCAAGGGATACGGACGATGATAGAAAATGTGCCCCGTCTGTCATCGCCTTTATATCAGCGAGCGGATAGGATACCGCCGCTGGTACTTCGGTGTATTTGTCCTGCATATAAATTACAGAGACTTCGCTTTGAGTTTGTAACCAGTTGTAATGATTGGGGTCGTTTCGGTTCTGTGGGTTTTTCCAAATGGGAGGGACGTGCATCTGAAAGATTGCATCTGCCCGGTCAACCCATGTGTTCAATTTGTTGCTTACTGCCTCGTTGAATAACCAAATATCCGCGTCTGTGCGTGATGTATCGAATAGCTCACGTGTGCGCGGATGGCTGCCTATGATAGCGACTGTATTTTTCATTCATACTGCTTTCTCCCCTATATTGGGGCTTGTAAGGTCTTGACCGGAATATCCCACATTAACATTCTTGATTGGATTTTTCCGTAACTAAAATCCGTAACTGTGTAGGTGATTGGGTTATCCCTACTCGCCACAATGGTATCTATCGCACCACCCAGCGCGGGGTCGCCTGCAAGCCTCTTTGGAAACTCTAGGATTGCCGCGTTTATTTGCTGTTGGGATAGTTTCAAATTTACCCGGCTGAAGTGCATCTCTACACGGATGGTAGGAAAGTTGTGATGCACGCTCGCATTGGTAAATGTAAACGTACCGCCGGGGCAGTATGCTACCGACATGGGAAACGGGTCTGCATTCTCTACCGCGTAATCTTGGGCGGACTTAAACGACACGCTGGTTAATGCGCTGACGTGGGTCTGAATTGCTGATACCGCATTATCAAGGGCATTAGTCATTGCGCTCTAATTCCAACTTATAACTGTAAAGCAACTGTTTAACATCCGGGTCTAATTCAAGGCGGGTTGTGATTGTCATTGCCCCAAGATTGACATTTGCGCCGGTATCCTGATACCCCTGCTTTGCCCGCATAAACCACCGCACCGCTTGAATGCGGGTCGCTAGGGCTATCGTATCGGGCGGGGTTGTGGAGTAGCCGGGGAATCCTGTAACCCTTACACTTTTAGGGTATCTGTAAAACGCGGTATTGGTGCTTTGATTCCACATATCCGAGATTAGTTTTGTAATAGGTTTATTCTTTGCCGTGTGATTGTATGGGTATTCAATGTAATCACTAGACGACCAAACGGTATAGTCGGACGAAGCTAATCCGCCCTGTTCACTGACTGCCACTTCCGAGATGCTTGCAAACGGCTCTATATATTGTTCGCTGTTCCCTGACCCGTCAAAATAAAACGTGACTGAATCGGTGGTAGGGTAAAAGAAGCCGTCCCATACCGCTAACTCCCTATCAATAAGACGGGATGCGGCGGTTACGAATGTAGACATTTGGGGATAATCCGAAGAGGAGTAAGTACCCTCGGACATATCGCCAAACGCATCTGTTGAAGTGGTGTAATCTTGTGTCATAGGGGAATGGGGGCGGCTGTTACACCGCCCCCGGTATTACTTAGGTAGAGCTAGGGATTGCGTTGCCCGGATAGCGCGGCTCGCCAAAGGCAAGCACACCACCGACAAGAGTCGCCGTGACTTCCGAAGTGGGAGTAAGAACCACGCGCACAAAGCGGCGGTCTGCGGTCACTGCAACAGCAGCGGGATCAATGTCGATGATAAGCACTTTATTATCATCGGCTTCGGTTACAACCATCCCGGCGGTAGTAGCCGAGGTGATAGCTCCCATTGAGTCAGTCGCAACAGCAGACGAAAGGCGATATTGAAAAGCAATCGCGCCTTCGGTTGCGTTAGAACTACCAGCGGTAGAGGCTTCAACGGTCACTGCAACGCCGCCAGTGGAGTCGGTGGATGCCACATTTCCAAACGGCACAACAACAGTTAACCAGTTGATAAGGTTGAGGTCAAAGTAAGCAGATGCGGTTGCAGTTGCCACGATGTCCTGTGGTGCGAGCAAGTTGAGGATTTTATGACCCTCAGCGTAACGTACTCCAAATTGAGACATTTTATATCCTCCTATTAGGTTGAAGCAGCCAAGCCAACAAACGGCGAGTAGGTATTCGCGTCTTTGCCTGTCAAGGTGCTATTCCAAATCGGCGCACCGTCCACACGATACACAAAGCGGAACGCGCTTTCGTCGGTGGTGAAGTAAACATGAATAGAAGCCGCCGATTGGATGCCGCCGCTCTTTTCAATCATCTGATACTGTGAGGGCGATACCAAAGAGAGGTCGCCCAAAGTGCCGAGAGTGGGGGCGTATTCGATGTCATAGTAAGGACGACCCAAGAGAGTCGCGTAGGGCAACCCACTCAATCCGCCAGCGGGGATGAATACGGGCATTTGTCCGATGGTCAAGTTAAGCAACTGCGGGAAGATGCTCTGATTACCAAACCAAACGTAATCATTCACGCCAGCCCAACGACCCGCCCACATGCGACCCAAATCAAACGCGTCAATTTCATTTGCGTCGGTACGGGTAACGGATTTATAAGCGGGGCTAGACAAGAAGCCGAAAGGCTTGCCAACACCGTCACCGTTTACAATCGCGTCTTCTACCTTGAATCGGAGTTCGTTAGGAACTTCACGACCAAGCCAAGAGGCGAGAGCGGGCGCATCTTCCAAGAGTTCATCAGTTGCCACACAAAGGGCGGCGACCTTTTTGAGCTTCAATTCAAGCTGTCTGAAAGTCGGCTTTGATGCGGTTTTCGTGCCGCCTTCATTCAACCAGTAACCCTGGATACCACCCATGCGAGAACCATCAGCGCGGCTGGTTTCGTCAACCACGTTGTAGGTCATGTTGTTACCGGAAACAGCGTCACGGTTTGAGAACAAACTCAGGAGCGAGCCAGTCCCATACATGCGCTGAATAATCCCGGCGGCGGTTTGCTGCGGGACAAGAAAACCAGCCTGTGATGGTTGAGCTTCGCTTAATCCGGTAGCTTTCAACCCACGTAAGCGGGGGTCAAGAGCGGCGGGCATGATAGCCGCGTTCTTAACTGCCGTGAAGTACTCGCCGTCTGACTTAAACGGCTGATCGGCTTCGTCTTTCACAACCTGAACAGGTGCGCCAAACGCTGCCTTGACTTCGGGCAACTTGTCGAGTACGGCTTCCACTGCTTTAGTAGCAGCGGCTTCGGCTTTATTCTCAACGAGTTCAACAAGAGTTTTGTTGGATTCGTCAAGCATAGCCTTAATGTCTTTTTCTTCCATTGTATTTCCCTCCAAATGTTTTTTTACATCTTCGCCCTTCGGAGCTATGCCTTCATCGGACGGCAATAATGACTTGATTGTTTGTACTGTGTTTCTCGGCTCTGCCGGGGTAGGGGTGAGACTGGCTTCCGCCATGTACCACTGCTTAATCCATGCTGCCTTACCATCATGTACACGTTCTACCGTGTGAGATGCCGCGCCGGATGAATACCCAAGTTTCCCTGTCTTTGCCATTTCAAAAATCATGCGCTCGTATTCGTCACGCATGGATAATTGCGACTCTGCCCAAATCCCCACGTCATCAGCCTGTATGGTTGCGCTGCCAATCTTGCGCTTGCCCATTTTCTTATCGAAGCCATGCTGATACAAAACAGGGAGCCGGGACATTTCCCCGAAGTCGGTATCTTTTGTGAAATAATCCCCGGTCAAGTCTGGAGTATCCCCGTCTGAGAAGCGGACAAGATACCCGCCGACTTTGCCGTTATCGTCAAGGGCTTTGATTTCACTACCGACGAAAACGTATTCAGGGGCTAGGGCTTTCATTTCCCCCTCATCAGCCCCGCCCTCCATATCCCCGCTTTTCTTCTCCATACACTGTGCTCCTTGACGAACGGAAATGTCATGTAGTGCCTGCATGTCCGCTCTGTCTCCCGAACTATGGCGGGAACCGCGCTTAATCTCTTCGGTCATATTCCCTCGTAAAAAAACAAGCCACAAAAACGCCTTCGCGCTTCGTGACTTGTATCCTATCGGTACTGAGTCCGCGTCCTCACATTGGGTGACACATATTCGATTGGTTAGTTTTTACCACATATCCAGTTTTTTTACAAGCCCTTTTGCCTACCGTAGTAAGTAATAGCCTCTTCAATCTCTGACGGCAATCCCTGTATCCTAGTCTCTAGCACCTCTTGCATAACCGGATGTCTGCCCCTGTGGATTCTAGACTGCCTTGCCCCTTCGTAGTTACCATACACATACACGGCGGCGGGCTGTGAGTTATACATTGTGTACCCTTCCCCATCGCGTTCTATTTTCCATGCGTCGGGTAAATTCCCTGTCCGCTGATAGGGCAGATTATTCCTATCCCGTAACATAGCGATTACATATATCCTTTGTTTCTCGCTATCCCATTGAACAGGATACGAGATAGGGGAGCCGGGCGTAGATAGGATAGACTTCGCCTCGCGCATCATGTCATAGATTCTTTTGCGACCAATGAGCGGTACTTCTCGCGTGAAGTCCTCTAGTCCCTGCCTGACAAGTGTTGCGCCTGTGGTTCTTACTTTTAGTTGAATAGGCATATCATCTCGCTAGTAAAATTTCCTCAACGCGCCCATACGCGCCGGGGCTTCGTCTTTCATCAGTCGGCAACAACTCACAATCACAGTTATTCACTGGACCGCCGCCCTCGCATTCTAGCTTTGGATTAGGATACCCGCGAGGATGTACGTCTAACTCTTGCCATTCTCTAGCCGACATAACTATACCGTCTAAACTAGCGCAAGTTCTACACCCACGCTCGGTCTGTCCTTTTCGCCATACCAAGTTGCCGCCATTTTCAAGTCTTATCAATGTTACACCATCACGATATGCAGTATCATACTGCCCCGCCCATAACGGTACACGCGCCAGCAATGGGGCTATGGGGGAATCCCCTAATGCCGCATCTCGAATATCCCTAGCGAACCCGTCCACAAAATCATACTGTTGCAGTATCGCCGCTTCTGCCGCTACTGTCAGGTATTCGGGTATCTGTCCCTCGCCCTCATCATTCCACGCCTCACGATATGCTAGTGTTATCTGCCTGCCTATCAATGCCGCGAGACTGTCCACAAAATCAGGGACGGTTATTGTTGCGTCATACAGGGCGGTTACTAGGTAGGATAAACGTGCGTCGAATTGTTCGGCGGTTTTGGTTTCGTCCATTGCAAACGCGATATACCGCGCCCGCCCTGATAGGTAGGGGAGGACGGCGGGTACTTTGTTTACAACATCCAATATCGTTTTGATTATCATAGATAGATTATATAATATAGCACCGCACACGCCAGCAGGATAAGACAGGATAAAACGTAATCAATCTCAGAGTTCGTCACGCCTTCTCCGCCAGTTTGTTGATTGCATCGGCTAGGGCTTTTATATCATTCGTTTCTTTTGGCTGAATATCAAACGCCGCCTTGATTTCCTCGGCATTGGTCGCCGCAAGTAACGCCGCCTTGATACCCGCTGTTATACTCTCAGGTAGTCCGCCGTAATGTGGCAAATACTCAAAGTCCATCCCCTCACCCTTGCGGTTGCGTCGTAGTGCTACCTCGCGCCATACCCGCATATCCTCCAACTCATCCAATGAGGGCGTCCACTTTGCGGGCATCTCTTCCGGCTTTTCCTCTTCCGGCTCTTCTTCATCTTCCGGCTCTTCCGGTTCTATGACCGGCTCTTCCTTCGGCGCAACCTGTTCTGCCACAACCGCCGCCGCTTCCTTTTTCTCTTTATAGTATTTATCCGCCGCACTAATCAGGCTGTCACTTAGTTCGTACCCGAATGTTTCAGCCGTACCAATAAAAACTTCATAAGTAGGGCATTTGTTCAGGAAGTCCATAAACGAATTGATTGCGCTCGCCCGGCTGGTTTCATCCTCTTGGCTCGCGTCCACTGTCTCAGGTCGGAACTCTAGGAATAACCCCATCTTATTGAATAGCTGTGTGTTGTATTCATACGCCATCCAATTCACGAACGGGATAATATCCGATTCGTACCATGTCGCCTTTTCCTCTTGCGCTGTCGCCATGTTCGCAGAGTTGGCAAGCAATAGGGACAGGGGCATACCCGTACCCATTGCGATATTCTCAATTGCCTGACGATATATATTGTTGTCCTTCATATCATCCACGCCCGCGCCAATAACACGCGGGTCTATCGTTTCAGCGTTGAAAATGCGGGCTATGTTTCCGAATTGTTTACCCACACCTTTCAGCCAGTTAGACCATGACCGCTCTTGCTCTTCCTTTTTGTCCCGGTCTATTAGTCCTTTCATTGCAATGAGTGTCGGCTTGACCCCGCCGCGCTTGAAGAAATTACCCACCCAAAAATCAGCATACAAAATAATCTCTGCCGCCGACGCTATCGCCTGACTCTCTGTGTGTACGGATGGTAGCAGTTCGGTTGTATGGTCTAGCCTCCACATCCTAACCAGCTTGTCATCCAGTGGGTACTTATATCGCTCTGCCTTGTCGCCTACCACGCGCTCAATATAGTCTACGCTCGTGCGTCCCTGACTAAGTACGGGCGTGAATGATTGGGGGAGTGCGTGATACAGCCCCCGCGTTTTGTATCCCGCCGCGTCTGACGTGCGGACGTTGTAAACGGAATTACTTGCCATGTAGGAAAGTGTATTGAGTCTGAATAGTTCTTGAGGATTAGGAAGAAACCCTACTTTATTTTGCCATGCTCGTGATGTATCGTATTCATCCCCGCTCTTAGTCAGTAATGCGAATGGGATACTTGATACCGTGTTGGCTTTGAGATTATGCGCCCGGTACATCGCGGCTACTTTGGAGTAGTATTCATCCTGTACCCTGCGGGGCTGCCCGCTGTACCATGTCCACGCCTCTGGATTGCCGTCAACGTCCCAGGGGTTTATCGCCTTTGTGTTTCCCCCGTCTGTGAATACTAATCTCTGCATTATCGCTCCTCTAGCTATCGCTAGTTATCCTATGGTATCCCACGTGTAACTCATATCATCCTCATACGCATACCGAAGCGCATCTATAAGGTGATTGTTCTTATCTATCGGTTTCGGCGGGGATACTGTATTCCCGCTCGCGTCCCTCTTCCATTGGTACTGTTGAAACTCTTTGACGTGGTTCACACATTTCTTATCAAGAATAATAGTGTGTTGTTTCAACCAGTCAATCCCATGCGTGATACTGCCCTGCCCCTTTTTTGCGCCGGATATATTCACGCCGTGATTCTGCATCTCTGTAATACTCTTAGGCTCTGCGCTATCGCCTATTATACGCTCTCCCCCGCATAATCGTAATGCCTCTATGGATAGCAGGTCGTTCGTCAATCCGGTTTCGTACAGTTCGTCGAAGATATAAATAATCTTGCGCGTCTTATCGTAATGACTAACACTAATACCCGCCGGGTGCGATGCGAAGCC